AAAATCGAAAAATCAAAAAAATTTAGGGAGCTTGATGCTCCCTATCTTATATAACTTTTATTTATGAACATCGATTTTCGCATAACTTACGATTATGTTAAATGATATACCTACGGCTGCGCCCTAAATAACTGGTCGTTGGCGCAGCACGTTGACAGCTTGAACTGAACCGCTGTCAAGTGTATATCAATGAACATAATATAGAGTTATGCGAAACTCGACCACGTTTCGACTTGCGTAGATCGCAAGCTTACGCAAGTCTGCAAGGCTTGTTCAATATAATAATTTGTCACTTCGCAGAGACTACGCCTTTGATCACTCAGATTAGTTGCATAGTTTAAATATCATCATGATGTGATCAAATTCCCCTGACTGCTTCGTTCTAAAATAGCACGTTAGAACAGATCAAGGGATTTTGTAATCAAAGAGATAAATTGACATTTCTGACAAATAACAAAGTTCTATAAGTTACTGTTTTGTTGCATTTTAACATTAGCCTGGTCTGAATGATTTATTGACTGATTTGACACAGCAAAATAGTTGAAAGGTCGATCACCATTCATGACACGCTGACAGTCTTTTTTATCAATGTCATGAATAATTGTACCCTGTTGTGTATAAGCAACAATATTGCCTTTACGGTCTGTCATACAACCAGAGAAAACAGGTTTTGCAGTTGCTTGATAAGAAACTTGAACCTCTTTAAACGGCTTGCTTGGTGAATAATCTATAACAACTGTATCCATATCATTGCGTGTTGATTGCTGTAGATCGGAGCGTCTATTAGCTGCAAATTCTTTATCATATGTATCGCGACATTGATCATGTGTCCAGTTCAACTGTTTCATGCAGTTATCAATTTTTGTTTGCAACTCAGGTGATAATTGATCAACTGGTTGATTGTTTGGATTCGTATTTTTCTTGGAACGTTCTTCAAGTGCTTTTTGAGCAGCAAGTGTTTTATCAATGCTTTCTTGTCCGATGCGTTTACCGCCCGAAAAATGAGTAAATGCATTTATTAATAATGCGATAGCAATTCCAAATGCAACAATAGCAATAGCTGCAAGTTTATACATATATTTTGGTATACGTGCCTTGCCGTCGGTAACTTCCTCAGTAGACTTATATTGTGTAAATACTTCATCGTCAAAAGGAACAAAGAAAACATCTTCCGCCCGTTCTGTTGCTGCTAATGAATCTGGTTTCTCTTGCCATGAACGCCAGAGAGAAACTTGTGATCTTTTCTCATTTCTCAATCTAGTACAGTGATAATGCTCGTTGACCAATTCTAGTAAATGAAGATGCAAGAGTTTAGGTGACTGAGTGATAAAAATAATATCACGACCTGAATGTCGATGGTATTCAAGCTCCCTAATCACATCACGTGTTGAAACCTTTTCACGTGCTGCCCAAGCAAAGTAACGTATGCCCTTTTTATCAACCTGTCTTTGTGCTTCATCGTAAACAATTAAAGCACCCTTTTGACCTGATTCAGCATTCGATTCTTCTGTGAGTAACCAATCCAACTCACCTTTTTCATTTTCAGGTATTGGACGTACATCAAGTGTACAACCATCAATATTTGTATAAACAGGTCTGCCCGCTTTTACAGCTTCATTTACCCATTTCTTCATAACCATGTGAGTCTTGCCTTGACCCATTTTACCAGTGACTAATAGAACAGGCATGTCAATTCCTCTTAGCTAATTTAATTCGTAATGACTCCCAATAGGCACGAGTCATGATTGCAGAAAATAAAATACCAATGGCTTCAGGAATGCCAAATACAGCCATTAAGCCTATGTATGGAAGTGATTCAATATGCGAAGCTGCATTGTTCACATACGTTGTAAGAAGTAAGTAAACAGGCGCACCAGTAATGATACCAACGCCCAAACTTGACAATAACTGTCTGACAAAATTATTGCCAAACAAGTCCATGATTTTATAAAGTAATTTACCCATTAATCATCCCCACCGCGTTGAAAGCCTAAGAGAATAAAACAAGCTGTAACCATTGAAAAACCAATAACAAAAGGTTTAATCAACCAGTCAAGAGAGCATATAAATGAATAATCTGATGTCTTTACTTGTGATGTAACACCATGAAGAACAACTGTTTCATAGGTTGGCGCAGGACATTGTGCAGATACGTTTAATGTGACTGTTTTTTCTTCAAAATCAGTAGTTATATTTAGATCAGTATCATCACGATCAGGTAAATCTGATTCATCTTTTGTCCAAGAAAACCAATCAGTTACTTTATCCCAAAAGGTTTTTTGATCAGCCTGGTGTTTTTTATCTTCCTGATGCCATTCGCAGTTATCAGCAGCCCAGTCACAAAAGGCGGGCAATTGAAAATTCGAAGTTGAATTCGATGAGCCTGTATCATTGCCATCTTTATCTTTATTCTGTGTATCCGTATCACCAGATGTTTCACCACCAGTGGTAATCGTTGGTACTGAATCAGTATTACCAGTTGCTACTGGATCGTCGCTTTTAACAATTTTATCAAATGCATCTGTTAAATCTTTAACTGCATCATTTAAGCCATCAACAGCAGCACCTAAATCCTTTGTCGCATTTCCCAGTGCGTCTACAGCTTGATAAGCATCTTTAATTAATTGTTGTGCAGCAGGGTCACCAGCGTCAGCACGTTTTTGAATTTCGTTTGCTAGATCATCATTAGAAACAGGTTGAGAAGAAGGAGCAGAAGCCGATGGATCATAGTTAGGATTTACTTCTCTATTATATGTAGACCATCCAAGTACATCACCATCATATGAATAATAACAAATTTGTGTATTATAATCAGCGTAAGCAAATGATGCGCCAGAAATGCCAGTACCGTTATTGACAACTTTCAAATAATCACAAGCATTGATTTCATTTGAATAATATTTGTTAGAAGTATTAGATTTATAAATAAATTGATTGCTAGGATCAGTTGGAGAGACATCCGAGGCAGGTTTTTTAATAGTGTTATTAGCAGGATCCATAACCCATCCTGCACCATCTAATAACAATTGAACTGCTGCACCACCCAACATTCCTGCTACACCGCCACGAGCTAAACGCTTTGCAGTAGTCGCAGCAACTTTACCCATATTCACAGGTACTTTTACAGCAGCTTCAACAGTTGCTTTTGAACCATTGACAGTAGCAGATCGACTTAAAGAAGCTTCAACCATTTTTTTTGTCGCATCATAATTACGAACTGTTATACGTCCAGAATTATTTCCATAAGTCGCATTTTGACCAATCGTGTTTCTAATTTCTTGATTTCGAGCGTTATTCCATTTTTCTTTAGTAGAAGCAGCATTAGAAAGGACAGGTGTATAGAAAATAAAGAAAGATATTATGAAAGAAATGATTTTTTTAAACATTACGCACACTCACTTTAAGAGAATACGTATGCCTACAATTGCAACGTAAACTAGAAGCCAGTTGAATATAGATGGTTCGTCCATACGCTCATTCTCAAATCGTCACAATCGCGCGACAATCGTAACGAGTTACTCTCATCGCGCGCTCGTGACATTTGTTATTTCACAGCACCACGAGACTTTTTAACAAGTGCCATAACTGCTACAAAACCAAGAATTGCAAGTCCGATTGCAATACCAAAGGTTTCTGCTGTGCCAATATCAGTAATAAAGGAAGCAGAATCTAAAGTAAGTGCTGCATTTGCATTTGACATAGCAAGTGCAGACACACCAGAGCCGACTAATGCAAAACGAGTTAATTTAGTACGTCCATTGCGTTCAACGACTGTAAGTTGTGTTTGTTTATCCATTTTTGATCTCCTCATTTAACGGATGTTCTTAGTTTTTTTAATAACCACATAGTCAAGTAATACCCCGCAATCGCTGTGATTATTAATGACGCTTGCGTGGCAGTAATAGCAAATATGCTTGAATTAAGATCGAACCAGTTTTGACACTGGTTAGTTGTTTCATCGATCTGCAAGCAAACATATAAAGCCATTTCTTAAAATCCTTATTTGCAGCTAAAGCGGTGCTTTAGATACATTTGTTTGTAAAAAAATACGTTTCCACAATTCGGGCATGTGTAGGTTAAATGGCTCATCTCGTTAACCGCCCTGTTTGTTCTACACGCCAAATCAACTGCTTTAGCCCTGTTATATCCTTGTCAGGATTATTTTCAGCTTGAAGCATTGATAACTGAACTTTCAAAATGATTTTGATAGTTTCAAAGTCATCTTTAGACAATGTGCCTACTGCCCTGTTATATCCACGGTTTGCACTAGGTGCAGTATGTCTACGTGGGCTGTTCATGTAGGCGTAGTAAGTCATGGTGCATCATCCGCTTCAAAATCAAGTGCAAGTAATACAGCTCGTGGCGTTTTACCAGAAAAGTCCCAATCAAAAATCATCTTGGCCTTAGCAGGTAATTGCTGATGCAAATAGTCATTAAAGAACTGTGCACCTTTGATCTTGTAATCCGTTGATTTTTTACCAATTGCACCCTGTTCTTTCTCTTTATCCGAATATTCTTGGAGAACAGTTACAACCGTGTTCGAGAACTCAATTGTTTTGCCTTTGGCGTCTTCAAAGTCACCCGCTGCTTTACGGATGCCTGTTACTGTCATAATTGGATGTTGTGATGTGTTCATGTGCTCACCTATGCGATTGAGTAGTTAAATTGCGACACTGGTGGCTGATACCACTCAGGCAATTGTTGTGAAAAGTCGATTTCTACGAGCTTCATAAAGGGAATAACATTTGATGACTTATTGTCATGCAGGTTCTGCAAGTAGGCTTTTGAAAAACCACACTCACATAATTCTGAAATGTGTCTATAAAACGTAGGTTTAGGAAGCAATTTAGCTAATTCATCTAAACCCTGTTCACGTATAAGACAGAATGTTGCATAAATATTTCGGATTCGTGTTTGTGAAACCTTTCCAGAGTTCGTCACTACCACAGCACTTCTGGAGATTGCTTCAAGAACACTTTTATCGTCAGTAAGTTTCATAGTTTGACCTTTTAGGGCTTCAAAAATGCTATGAGTGGCTTTAGTCCAAAGTGCTTGTAATATCTCAGGATTTTTACGCTGAAATTTGATAAGTTCAAAAAGATTGGTGGGTATGCCCGCACGTTCTAACCAACGCTTTTTTAATCGGGCTTCAAATCGCATCACGCCTACAGTCCAATTGACCAATCGACTGTCTGACATGACGTTTACAACACGCATAGCAGCTTTATCATTCCTCTTAGCTAATGCCTGTTGTTCCTTAAATTGTTCCATGAATTCAGTATGTTTCAGATAACACTTAATATTAATCAAGCGTGAATGCTGACCACCCCAATAGATCGTATTGTCCATTTGCTTTTGACTAAGTTGTGTCTGGCCATTGGTTACACGACGCATAAAGTCATGCAATTTCTTGGCTGTATGCTCATCACCTACACGAGCCGAGTAAGTGACATCAATATGAGATACCCAAGCCGTTTTCCAGTCGATCATACGAGCTAAAGTCGGATACGCTTCAGCAAAGAAACCGATCATTTCAAATGCACCCATTTCAATATCATCATCGCCAAAGACGTTATGACCCTGACGAATCTTTGCAGGACTGGCTTTGATCTGGATGTACGGGGCGTAACTTGAGTCGAAAAAACACTTGAGTGATAAGCCTGTAAAACAGGTCGGAACAGACTCATAAGGATGAAACAAAGATGATGCAGTGATTGAACCATCATCGTTCTTATGTACTGCCCTACTGGCTAGTGGGATTTCTAAACTATGCAAATCTACATCTACAAAAAAATACTCACCCGTTTCACTCAAAGAGTAAAAACTGGATTCAAAGTGAGCGTTTATACATAGATGATCAAGCATTTGTTATTTGTCACAAATCACATTTAAAGCGATTTATACAATATCACATGTGACATTTCAACATATTTTATTATTATTTGTCACATATTACATAAGGCAATGTTACAAATGGCGATATCACAAAGACTTAGAGATGAAGAATCAGAAATGATCGAGCGTAAAACACTAGACATAATGATCGAAAAAAAACTCAAAATTAAGGAGAGCGATGTAATACATGCCCTAATAAGAAAACACATAAAAGAACTAACAGCTAATGATGTTCTGGAATATAGAAGAAAATTTTTAGGGAAAGATGACTAATGAATATTATTATAGGAATCATAACAGTTATTGTAATAACTATAGCAATAGGACTAATACTACAAAAAAAAGAAAAAGCTATTAGCTTCAAAGAAGTAGTAAGAAATACTTTCCCTAAATATGTAATTAGGGAAAAAAATAATCAAATCATGATATGTGAATACAATCACAGAAATGAACCCGAAGAAAAAATATTTATAAGAATAGGAAATGTAAAAAAAATAGAAAAAAAGAGCAATTTTATAGTTGCAAACTACCCTACTGAACCATCAGGAAAAGAACTAAAAAAAGACTTAGGAAAATATCTATAAATTCTCAAATTTGAGACTAGAGTCCACCACCAGAAAGCGTGGACTCTCCGAAAATCGAAAAATCAAAAAAATTTAGGGAGCTTGATGCTCCCTATCTTATATAACTTTTATTTATGAACATCGATTTTCGCATAACTTACGATTATGTTAAATAGAATATTCAACACTGTAGCCTACACAACACTGTTTGTAGCTACAGCTCAGTAATTTTGAATCTCTCAAATAAACTTTTCTTTGTCAATTTTCAATATATAGCGCGTACTACGCCCACCACCTTCGAGTTTATACAATACATCATTTTCTAATAGCTCAACTAGATGGCGTGTTGCTGTCGCTTTACTTACACCAGTCACTTTTTGATACTGAGAAGCACTGATCCCATGAGGAAAATCATTTTCTTCACCATGAAGTAACCGATTTAAAACTTTATTTTGGGCTTCATTGAATTCGATATGTGAATAAGAACTCCAAAATTTAGCTTTGGCAATCGTTCTATCCAGTCTTAATAAAGACCTGTCGATACTTTTCTCTAACGTATCTAAAAACCAGATTAACCACTCATTAATCGTATAGGTATTATTCTGACACTTCTCTAGAATTTCATAATAGCTACTACGATTTTCGTGGATTGCCACTGACATCGCATACAAACGAATACTCTGGTGATCCATTTGCGCTAATGCTAAATCTGTGATGACACGAGTGATACGACCATTACCATCTTCAAATGGATGTAATGTTATAAACCAAAAATGAGCAATTGCAGCTCGTAATAACGGATCAAGCATGACATCTTCTTTAGAATGATCAAACCATTCTAAGAATTCATGCATGAGTCCTAGTAAATGTTCTCCACCTTCTGGTGCTTCAAAATAAAGCTTGGTTGATGTGCCATAAAGAGAACCACCCACAACCTGCATGGGAGCCGCATTATCTCGAATCTCTCCTACTTTGATTTTCTGAGCAGCATAATCAAAGCGTTCTATATTCTGAAAAAGCCATTTATGCCATTGCAACAGGCGCTCCATAGTTAATGGCGCATTATGATTATTTACGGCATCCATCATGATATTGGCTAATCCTTCAGTTTTATCCTGAAGTGGCGCAGGATTCTCTTCTGTTACACCTAAACGACGAGCTAAAGAGGATTTGAGTGAGCGAACATTTAACTTTTCATCCTCAATTAAAGAGGATGCTACAAGGTTGGTTAGCAGCATATCTAAGGGTAATGCTTCAGCATCTGGTGATGCTTTGCTCTCACCGACCAACTGACCTATCTTCTTATGGATTAAGCGCAATTTGGCCGTGACGAGTGTGTCATCCCATTTAAATTTAGTCCAATTGGCTTTTTGCCAGACCCATTTTTTCATTAACATCCCCTATTCCATGAGCTGATTATAGCCTTTATTCGACTCACAATGTGAGCTGTTTGATTAAATTATTTGGCTCATTCTGATGAAATATAGATTATGAAAATCAGCCATAAGCTAAATATGTTTTAAATTGGCTCATATATTGATTTAAATAGAATGATTATTCGGCTCATAAAACAAGCTGATAATGACTAGTATTTGGCTCATCTTGTAATTTAGATTTTTATGTTAAGGTCTAATCGTCTTTACAAGATTTTTGCCGCAAGTATGGAAATGCAATTTTCAGAGTTCAATGTTATATAATAAAGCGCAATACACTCTTTATTTCATTCTTATATGGCCAGTACATTTTCCAATAGTCGTCAAATTAGCCTAGTTTCAACTTTTTCTGAATTGATACACTCAAATTTTCAAAAAAGCATGAATGCGATTTGCTGGCATCGAAATCTAATTGGTGATTTCAAAGAGATTGTTGATAAGCTTGAGTTAAAAGAGAATATTACAGAAATCTCGATAGAAGATCTTCTAAAGTTGAAACTCTCGGAAAATGGACATTTAGCAAGAGACATTATTTTAAAAGATATGCAATTATTAACTGATTTTGGTGCATCACCTATACTGAATTTACTTAAAAATTATCAGCGCGATGAAGATCTCGATTTTATTTCCACAGATGTTTATTCATATCATATTGATCGTTCACCAATCGAGACTGATACATTTTTATGTACTTATTTTGGTCCAGCCAGTGACATTTTACCCAACGATCAAGTTGAGCAAAAAATTAAGATTCCAGCAATTAGAGAAAAACTCAAACAACTGTATCATGGCCCAGAAGATGAATTCGACATTTTCCTAGAAGACCATTTCTTCGATTTACATTATCAGCCTAAACCTGATGCAAACCCTTTGAACTTAGGCTCAGGACATCTTTGGCGATTGGCAGTAGATCATCCCAAACAGCAAGTTTTACCTTGTGTTCATCGTGCGCCCACTGAAAGAAAAAATGAGTATAGATTATTATTGATTTGCTAAAACAAATTCGTTATTTCAATTCAATATAACTCAATGGCATTCTATAGGACTCTCTAGAAGCCATGAGTCGATCGAAGGTGTAAGTTTAGAAGCGCTACTATTCCAAATTTTGTTTAATGATCTTCAATGAATCATTTAAACGGTCAATATCAGAAGGCTTTAGTCCTTTAAAACTATCTTCAAACAACACAACCGTCATTTCATTAATCTTTTTGACCATCTCTTCACCTTGCTGTGTCAATTTAACTCGAGTCACTCGGTTGTCATCGGGACACAACATGGTTTCAATCAAATTCTCTTCACGCAAACGAATTAAAATTTTGGTGGTCGTTGATATTTTTATTAACGTCATTTCCGATAAATCAGAAACACTTGCATTTGGATAAAGATAAGCCGCCAATAAAATACGACGTCTAGAATTATCTAAACCGTATTTTTTTAAAGAGTTGTCCATTTTGGCAACATACAGACCATAGACTTGTGTAATCCAGTAGTAAGGAAAATTATCTAGATTAAATTCGTCATGATTTGGAAAAAATTTGGAATACTTATTTGACATAAAAAAATGATTCAT